TATAGACGGTGATTATGCGCTCGACAATTGCCACGATTTACACCTCTCTCTGATTGACAATGGAATCAACTCGTTGCTGTGCTTTTGATGATGCTTTATCAACTGCTTCACGAATTGCATTCAATGCTTTGTATCTGTTGTTATCAACTGCGCGAATAAGTGCGCGACCTTTATCTTTACCTTCACCACGAGCAGTTGGCAATACGCCATGCTCTCTTTGAATCACGCCAATAAAATGTTGGGAAGCCTGTGGATTCCGTGAACGGCTTGTTCTGCTTCGTGAGCGAGATGCCGCACTTCCTCGACCTGCCGTTTCAAAGATTGCTCCACCTGGGTCGCGTTGAACAACTCCATAAGTGTTGCTGAATCCTGTGCCGTTCTTTTTAGAAGTCGCGGCAGTTTGCTTGATTCCTGACTTTGCTCGTTCGGCATCATAGGCAATAAATCCACGAGTTTGATCTTGAGCTAGTGGGCCGATTCCATTGAATCTTTTGAATCCACCTTTTTGCCATCCTGAAGGATGAATTTCACCATTGCTTGGAAGATAACCTTTTGCCTCAACCACAATCGGTGCAAGAATGCCTCGAACTTCTTTGTTCAATTCTCTTTTGAGGTCAGGCGCGAAGCGTTCAAGAGCGATGATGTTTTCGGTCAAGCCTTGCATCACAACTTTGTAATTGATTTCCGCCATTACTTGCTTCGCGCCTTCGCTCGTTCTTTCATGTATATGACTATTGCTTCAAGTATGCCATCGGGAGCATCAAGCAAATCAATTGGAGATATGCCTGTCTCCACAGAAACTGCTGCTATTGAATAGGTCAGGCTGTCTCTGTGGATTCGAAATTTGGGTCTGTGTCCAAAGATACAGATTCAAGTGTATCCAGGAAATCAGGCCCAAATGGCTTCACAATTTTTCCGTTTGATCTAAGCGCGAGCCAACTCAAATAGTAGATATGCTCTAGCTTTTGTTCTTCGCCGATAAGTTTAGCCAGTCCTTTTCCATACTTTTGTTCAAAGTCAACGATGATTCTTGGGCGCAACGGAAAAGTTGCATCTGTACCATCGTTTGTTTTTACCTTTATGAATAATCCATCCATTTTATTTCCCCCTTAGTTTTTTATGTTGTTGTCTTTGAAATTGCGCCGCTAATAGGCCACGACACACTTGCAGTTGCTAACTCGCCAACAGCACCGTTCAACGGAGTCCATTCTGACACAACCGCAGAAAAACTGTATTGCGGATTGAGGACAGTTGTTGTTCCATTGACAGGCTTGACTGCAATTGTAACTGCTGTTCCAAGCGTTGGATAAATTGTTTGCTCCACACTTGAAGTTGCATAATCCTGATGAAATTCAAGAGTGACTGAGTTATCTGCAAGACCTGCAACACGAGTCTTTGAAGTTTGTCCGAACGCAGTGGTCTCAACGATGTCATAAGTCGAACTCAATGAGATTGAACTAATATGGTCGCTCAAATCGGTTGATCCGAAAAGAACATAAGCGTTTGTGAGAACGATTCTAGCCATTATGCAACCGCCTTAGTGATTGCGCCGGTTACAGGCCAAGAAACACTTGCTGTGGCTAGTTCGCCAACAGCTCCGTTTAATGGAGTCCATTCTGAAATTACCGCGTTACAGGTATATGAAGGATTGAATGCGCTTGTTGTTCCGCCATTTGGCTTGACAACTACTGCTGCAACTGTTCCAAGTAATGGATAAATTGTTTGTTCAACTTCGCCTGTTGCATAATCCTGATGAAATTCAAGAGTGATTGAATTGTCTGCAAGACCTGCCACGCGAGTCTTTGTTGCTGATGATGAAAATGCTGATGTTTCTACGACATCAAATGTCGATGAGAGTGAAATTGAGCTAACTAAATCGCTCAAATCCACTCCACCAACTGAAATGAACGCATTGGTTAAAACGATACGAGCCATTAGTTGGTCGCTCCTTCTGTTGCTGGTTTGATGGATGGTGATACTGCATTGCTTGCCTTGATGTGGTTTGCAGAAATGAGTGCTTGTGCGCTTACTCCTGCATCAACAAGTTCTTTGTCGGTGATTGACTCACCCTTCTTTTTGCCACAGACCTCTCGATCTGAGATGACGGTGTATGCCATTGGTTCTCCTTATCCCCAAATCGTGATTCTGTAACGATAGGAAAGAAATGTGACTCCCTGTGAATCATAAGTACCTGCTTCGGCACCTGTAACTCGCAAGGTGTTGACTGTTCCCCCAAGAGTGCGATCACCTTCAATTGCTGTTTTGATAGAACTTGAACCTGTACCTGCAAGGTATGCATCAAGTTTGTCTTGTCCAGCACGCTCTGAAAAGCGTTGCACAATCACAAGGACATCAACCTGCGCTTGGTCAAGACCGCGAGCATTGTCAATGTCGAATGTGAAATCTAATTGTCCAACTACCGCACAAGGCGGAACTACTGTGTCAGGAATCAAATCATACGCTCGTAAGCCTGTAATTGTTTGCAATCTTGTTTTCAAACCATCTCGAACTTGACTTGGGTTCATTATTTAGCCAACCCATTATTCTTGCGGAAAGGTCGAAGTAATGCTTCAACATCAGGATCAAGGCGTGAAGTAAGTCTGACAGTTCCAAGTTCAGGTGTTCCTGCAATGCCAAATGGTGATTGTCTGCGAACAAAGATGCGTGAGGATTGAATTAAGCAAGCTGATTGCACCTCATAAGGCACAGCACTCCAACCCCACACACCTGTGATTTTGCAAGCCTGTGGCAAATAGTAAGGCCATACATACCGACCTATTGCCAAGATTCGTGTGAACGGCCAACCTCGGCGTGGGTTGTTGATAGGTTCAACCATGTAATCACTTGTTGCCCACACGGTATCCCAAGTCTGATTGAAGTTGTCATCAGTTGCAATCTGTGTGATTGTGGTGATGTCATCAACATTCATTGTCCAGGGATCAAGGGCGGTGTAATAGCGAGCAACAGGTGCTTGCGTTGTGCCGTCTTTGTAAAAGAATCGCCCTGTGTAGTCATCAATCATTCGACTTACTGCATTGATGGCTGCTTCAAGAGCTGCATCATCTGTTGAATCGCTGATTGTCAATGCTGCCTTCAACTCGGCAAGTGTGGAGTAACCGTTAGTGATCGCCACGCTTTATCCTCTTTTCTGCTTTCGGCAGGATTGCTCGTTCTAATTGTGGCTCCGCAGTTGCCGTTTCTTTCGGCTTTCTGCGAAGAAGTTTCTTTAGTCTTTCCATGCTTCGTGATGACTTTCATCTAACCAAAACGACTTTTGGTGCGGAAGTATTACTGAAGTGTTCACATGGATTGGATAGCCAAGTGATTTGATTCTTCGTGAGAAAAGTAAATCCTCACCAATCCATTCTCCGTTGACAGGCCCATCCCAAAACCAACACCAATCTTTGCCTTGATTTGGGTCTGCAACTTCGCGCATCTTTTCCAACACGCTTCTGTGAATCATTAAGCAGCCTGTGCCTGCTGCATCTATTTCAAAAACTGAGTTCTTGTCATATTTATACAAGGGCAAGAATCCTTGTGGCGAATCTTGAAAGATTGCAGGAACAGGTTTTGGATAGGTTTTGCCAGGAACACCGAAACCTGCAAAGACTAAACCTGCAACAACAGGGCGTTCTTTGTCGTGGGCGGTGTTGCATAAAGCATCAAATGCTTCAACTGAGAGTTGCTCATCACTATCCAACATCAACAACCAATCAGAATCGGTCATTTCTAAAAATTGTTTCACAACACGATTGCGTTGCTTTGATAACAAGCCCGAACCTTTGACTCGAACGAATGGGCCGAGTTTTGAATTTCTAGCGCCTGAGAGTTGAATAAGTCTGTACGCAAAAGCGCCGTTGACCATTCCTGGGTCGCAAGACCCGATTGTGACTGTGTGACCTGTTTTCATTTGATTCCCCCGAATCTTAGAGGTGAAGAGTGGGTAAGTCGGGGGGAGCCTACCCACTCTTCACACTATTAAAGAACCTTCAGATTAGAAGGTTGGTGCGCTCAATCCGGTTCCTGAAATGATTGAGGCTGCTAGTGGATAACGCTCTGCTGTGTAAGCAGCGTATCCGTACACGACAGTCTTGATTGTCAAGTTGCCTGCACCTGTTGCATCATAACGAAGTGTGAATGGTGATCCTGGTTGTTCCCAAAGATGAGACTCACCTGCGTTGACAACATAGATTTCATCCTGGTTTGTTGTTGTTCCGTATGTAGTTCCAACATTTGCATCAGTAATGATTGGGAGACCCATCATCTGATAGCCAGAGTTTCCATATGCAGAACCACCTGTTCCAACACCTGCTGCATTCATTGGGCCGTTAGCGGCTGGCACTACCAATGGGCGGTTTGTGCTGTCAACTGCTGCAAGCAAGAATGCAAGGCGGCGTGGGTGCATGATGAAGTGTGTTGGGTTTGTGAATGAGTTTGTCTGAATCTGTTGGATCGCATCTGCGAGCTTTGGATATAGCAGACCAACTGTTGGTGCTGTTGATGTGAATGTGATTGCGTTTCCGCCTGATGCACGAAGTCCCTTGATTGTGCCGGCTGTGCCTGCACCATTTAGGATTTGTGAATCAAGTGTTGTGTGCCATGACTTGATCAAGTCTGCTGCAACGAAAACATCAATGCCTGTTCCACGCTCAATCGCCTGGCGAGATAGATCCTGTTGTCCGGCAATTGTACGAACATTCACAGTTAGCAATGTATCGTCAACATCTGTCTCTGATACTGCATCGTTCTGTGTAACCTGTACGGCTGTTGATGATCCTGTTGTCATGCGAGAGATATTCAGGGTCATGCCAGATGGTGGAAGTGTCATCTTGTTTGTTGCAAAGTCTGCGAATGGGCGACCTGCACGAGCAAGTGGTGCTGCTAGATCAATGAGGTACTGTGGAATCACAAGACCTTCGAACTGTGCAGTTCCAACATCGCGGCGCTCAATCTCTTCTTCGCGCATATGGCGAGCAAGACGATCCTGTGCTGTGAAGTCTGACTTGAACTGTGCGTTGTAAGCATCCTTGAAGAATGATGAATCTGAACGCTCTGAGTATGTGCGTGATTCGCGTGTAACTGTTGTTCCACCAACGCGTGGTGTTGCAACTGATGCAACTGATGAACGAATTTCAGAAGCCTTCGCATCTGCATCCGCCTGTGCCTTTAGCTTTTCGATCTTTGTATCTAGTGAGCGTGCCTCTTCTACGAGAGCATCAACCTTCTCGGTTTCCTCAACAGTAAGGTCGGTACGATCCTCTGAAGCTACTGCCTCAAGAACTGCATCCATTTCTGCCTTTACTGCATCACGGCGCTCAACTACTTTGTCAAAATATGACATTTGGTCTCCTTGTGAGTTTGTTGTTTTGGAAGTGAGGTGGTGGCGATGCTTCTCACGGCGCTTGCAGGGTGTGAGTCTCGCTCCGACTTCGATCTGTCAGATTGCTGACAGAAACTTATTTTGTGTTATTGATTATCGCTTTTGCTAGGCGAAGAGAAATCTTGCGACCTTCTTCTTCGGTTGGTTCAGGCAAGGCTTCAATGTAACGAAGTTCAGACATTTTGTGACCAACCAAAGTTTCTGTTGGTCGGTAGCCATCACGGAATTCTTCATATACACGAATCAAAACAGCAGGATCGCCCTCTTCAGCTTCAATGCTGAATTCTGTTCCTGGGATGCCTAACACGCCTTCTTCCATGATGTGTTCAATGCGACCCTTAGCAGTTCCACCGCTTGAATCCCATTCAACAAAGTCGCCCACATTTTCGCGTGATTCTTCTTCAATTTCGCCTTCTGCGCCTGTGAGTATTGCCATCATTTCAACGGCTTTCATGATGTATTCATGACCTTCGCTTAAGTCATCAAAAATTGTTTTCAAGACGATCAAAGATTCACCGGTGACTTCACGGCCTTCCTTGATTGCATCTATGGCACTTCGCAATGCCTCGCGTGCTTCAACACTTGTTGTTGGATAAGCAGGATAGGTGACGACTGAGACATCGCCATCAGCAAGGCTGACTTCTGTAAGAACACGGCGACTTCTATCATCTGACCACTTCTGACGAATCACACGGAAGGCAAAAGACATTTGGTCAACATCTCCGCGCTCAACCAACTTGTAAAGGTCGCGCCCTTCTGATGTGTCTGCAATCTCTGCATCCATATACAGACCGCGATCATCTTCAGTCAGTTTCAATGTGCCATTCTTGGTGCGAGCTAATGGCAGACCTTCGTGGTTGATGAGTAAGCGCACATCAGGTGTTTCCATCAAAGTCTTGCGAAAGGCTCCCGGTGCGATGCTCTCCTTGAAAGGAAGGGGAACGCTTGAATCATTAAACACGGCTGCATAACCTGAAAGGCGCATTGTGCCATCTTCAGCTTGGCGTGCTTCAACATCTCGCACGGTGAATGTGCGGCGTTCAATTTTTTTCATTTTGCTCCTTGAATCGGATTCGGCATCGAGCGCATCAATCTTGCGTTGCGCCCAATTTTGCGCCCTGTCAGAAAAGTTGGAATCTCCACCCCACAACAACCAAGCAACAAGACCTGCGCCTGGATACTGTGAGTCTGAAGGATCGCTGTTTTTTGGTGCTTGTCCATCTACTTGATGGCGAGCGAACCAGGGTGCCATCTTGCGAACTTTGTTTTCGGTGATTCGACCTGCTGCCATTTCGCGTGCTTCACGCTTTGTGCCATCAGTTAAGCCATCGCCCCCAAAACCTTCTTCAAGGTATTTGAGACCTCGTTGAGCATTTTCACGAATGAAAGAAGGAACGCTCAAATCAACTGCGCGAGTGTTTATTTCTCCACCCGGTTCCATATCCTCTGAGATAGATACTGCAACCATCTGATTAACTGCACTTTGCTTGTCATCATGGCAACCAATTGTTGTGTAGGAACCGTCAGTTTCTTCTTTGACAGTTGCCCAACCTGCACAATCGCTTTGTTTATCTGAGATGAAATATGGCATTTTTATCCTTAAATCAGAAGCAGAACTTCTGCATCGTCATTGAGTACGGAAAAGTCAATCTGTGAAACTGCATTTATTCTGACAACGCCCAATGATGCGGAAGCACCTGCAAGAATCACACTTGGAATCTTTGGTTCAGGTGTTGGAAGAACAAAGTTAGGCTGAACAAAGTTCGGCATTCCGAACGATCCGACAACGGCAGTTTCAGGTTCAGGAATTGTTGCCTGTGCTAGAAGTCCACCAAGAGGTGCGCTTGCCGAAACAAGGTTATCAATCCGTGCAGTTGCACTTGCATCAATAGAACCAAGAGTTGCATTTGCAGTTGCAAATGTGATCGGCCCTAGAACATCAACATCGAGTTCAGATGTATCAAGAACAAACTGCGCCATGTCAGCTCGCTAGTGTGAGCGATACTGTCAGAGAACCGCTTGGAATGGTAAAGGTATCTCCTGCGGTGTAAGAGTTGCCTGTGATGGAACCACTAAACAGGAAGTTGCCTGTTGTGGCATTATCCCAAGCCGTGAAGAATGTCGCATCCTCTGAACCTGCAATGTTTGTCCAAGAGACATCTGCATCTGAAGTTAATCCGCCACCTGATGCAGCTCCAAAAGAAACTGATTGACGAGTTGTTTCAGTTGCAGGATTGCCTGTGCCATTTGCGCCTGGGTCGCCGACATGAAGTTTCACATAGACATTGGCTGCTGAATAGGCGGTGGCGTTGCCAACTGCATCAAGAAACTTGTTTGCAAGATATGAACTCAGACCTGTTGCCATTATTCATCCCCCTCAACAAACTCTTCAATCACTTCAACAATGAGGTTGTTCTCATCGCGGATGATTCTCTTGCGAACACGAGTGCGTTCAATTGTGTTTGTCACATTGACAGTTGGTGCATCCACGCTCACATTTGGCGCTTCAACATTGACCTGTGGTGAATCAAACATGACCATCGCAGGTTCAACAGTCACATTAGGTGCTGCGACATTGACTGTTGGTTCAGGAACTTGAAGAATCATATGTGGTTGCTCATTGCGAGCCTCACGAGAGTTGACTTCGTAAGCTGATGCAGGATCAAGTGGATCAATTTGAGCAATTGGTTGCAACTGACTTGAAGGAACTCCTGTGTGTGCCATCGGTGGCATTCCAATCGCAGCCAATACCGCTTCAGGGTCATAGCCGACTTGAACGAGTTGTGTAACGATTTCAGCACGCAATTTGACACCAACATCTTTTGCATCACTTGCATCAATGTTTTGCAATGGCACGCGATAGTTGTCGCCATCAGGGATTGGTGCCATATCTTCCATTGCATGAACATCGTTCAGGCTCAAGAAACCCTCACGCAATCCCTTTGTGTAGGCTTCAAATCGCTCAAGAGTTGTTCCGCGTAGCAGAGCATCAAGATTAAATTTGATGAAACCATCAGATTCAGGAAGTAAAGTGCTGAAAGATTGCTCTAAACGCTCAAGCAATGGGCGCAATGAGTGCTGAACAAATGAAAGATTCTGTGCTTCAACAGATGCAAATGACATCGCACCTGCAACGGGATGACCCAAAAGGCTGATCGGAACGCGGAACAAGCGTGCAATATCTTCCACATTGAAGCGCCGTGTGTCTAGCAATTGGGCATCCTGGGCGTTCAAAGTCAATGGCTTGAATGAAGCACCACCTGAAAGCACGCCAATTTTTCCTGCGCGATATGGGCCTGTGTGAGTGATGTTCCAATCACGACCAATATCTTGCGCTTGCTCTTCTGTTAGCTCGCCCGGAACTTCAATGACTCCGCCTGGGTTGGCTGCATTACCAAAGTACGCTGCTGCATAGGTGTCGGCTGCCATAGCAGCGCCGATTGTTAGTCGAGCAGCAGCGATTGGGCCGAGACCATAATGCGATCCAGGAAGTCTGAACAATGGGATGTGTAGCATTTCATTCTGAGTAAGAATTTGAGTATATGCACCCTGCTCATCGCGTATCTGAACCTCGTACACAAGGGGTTCATTAGGGCGTAGGCGGCGAATTCTGACATCATCAGGGTTGAGGCAATAAACTTCCACAACCTCGTTGTTGTCATCGCGTACAGTCAAGATGAAGGCATTTCCGTGAATGTTCAACGATGAAATGACTTGCTCATAAAATTCAATGCGTGATGTTTCAGGATTAGGCTTATTGACCCACATTGGAGTTTCGCCATATGCTGCTGCATAGGAAATGCGAGAACGACCACGGCGCACATAAGCGCCAAGTGGTAGCGAGCTGATTGTGTCACCGAGAAGGCGCACGCAAGCATAAACTGTTGACATACGGATTGCGCTGTCGGCAGTTACATCAATTCCTGAAGGTGCCATGTATGCAGGGCGACCAGGGATGATTGGCTCAACATATTGATTGTTATTGGCTCGCTTGTCTCCTGCTCCGCGCAGTCTCTTACTCAAACTCATTTGTCAACCTTTTCTGTCGCCCATACTAAAAACCCACCGAGCGCAATCAATGCGACAGGTTCGGAAAGCATCCAAAGTCCGGTTGTTACCAAAGAAACACCGATGACCTCAATGATGAGTGCATAATCAATCTTCTTCAAGAAGTTCATTGCTCTCCTTAGACTTGGATGGAAAAATATCGTGCGGTAGGTGGCTTTGGTGGCGCAGGTTGGGTGGCTCTGTCATAACCAAAGATTGAAGCAACGGCAGCATCTACCTTACGGCGAGAACTTGCCTTTGCAACCATCACACCTCTTGATGATTGTTTCGTGACACAGTTTGCGATGTGCCTTGCAAGGCGCTCATCCCCATCATGAGTGAATGATTGATTGACAACGCCTTCGTA